AAAGCTTCTACTGCAAATTTAATAGCAGCAACAGAGCCACTATTGGTAACAGTATTAAAATCATTTATCTCTGTAGCAGTTAAATTCTCAGCGGCCCAAGAGGTCATAGAGGAGTATTTATCAGAACCACCAACACTATCTTTTATAGCTTCTAATTCAGTAGCTTGTACTGTTTGTTGCTGTTGTTTTGTTTGAGCCTTTCCGTAGTATTCAAGATAATTTTTGATTAGATCTTTGGAGTCCATCTTACTAAGACTATCTATAGCCTCTTCAGATAATTGTCCTTGCTCTTCAAATTCCTGACTTAACCTCCCCATGTATTCAACAGTTTCATTAGGAGGCTCTTCAGTTTTATCTTCAGTTTCTTCAGTGGTCTCGTTAGGGGCTTCTTCCTCTTCGCTATTTTCTTGAGATCTAGATTTCTCTAGCTCTTGATAAGCCTTAAGTAGTTCCTCTTGGTTCTTAAATTTTCCACCAATAAGATCTATGTTCTCTTGAGAGGTTTCATTCTGTTCAAAAGCTCGTTGTCTATCTTCCTCTTGAGCTTGAACTATCTTTTCACCTTGAGCTAATGCAGCCGCCTCGGCTTCCTGTTGTTCTGCTGAGGGTGCGTCTGAGGTTGGGTCAAATGTGGTAGTTGCCATTAATGATAAATAGTCTTAATTCCTTTAAAGTCAGGTCTTACAGGTTCTGTTTTATTGTTTGCATATTTACCAGCTGTTGTCTGACCTTCAGTAGTACCCTTCACTTTTTTAGTAATTGAATACTTACCAGCTGGTTTCTCTAGTAATTCTGCCTCTACGGGTTTAATTTCATTTTTTATAAATGTCCCGTCAGGGTTGCGCTTGCGGCGCTTCCTGGGTTTCTTGGCCGGTTGGTTGAGGTTGTCCATTGATAAACTGTTCTGCTATTGGTGATTTAGATAATTGTCCAGCTTGCTTTAATAGCTCTTGTTGTTGAGCTTGTTGCATCGCTTCTTCTTTCTCAGCTTGTATCTGTTGCTCATCTTTAATGAGTCCTAATGTCTCTATACCTGATGAGGCAGCTAGACGTTTTAAGAACTCTTGAGGATTGATATATTGGATTAAAGCCTCTGGTCCCATTGTCTGTGCAATGGTAGTTACAAACTCCATGAGAGATTGTTTATCCTGACCTCTACCTACAGAATTTAAGCCAGCTACAATAGTAGGCATGACCAAACCTTTAGGGAGGCTAGGGATAGATTTATTTCTAGAGAGTAGATATAACTTTCTATCTAGGTAAGGAGTTAATAAGGAGATAGTTAGATTTCCAAATATCCCTCCTAATTGCTCGTTTAATTCCTGTATAAGAGCTGAGATTTCAGTTGCAGTTGTGCGTTCTGATTGCCTCGGATTAAGGATAAGGAAAGCATCAGATAGCCTAGACGTTAAGTTGGATATCATTTCACTAGCTGTTCTAAAGTCAGCAGTTTTACCGACGTTCACAACTGAGACATCATCAGCCCGTCCTTGTATGACTTGACCATTCGATGCACGGGCTAAACTTTGCGCCTTAGTGGTCGCTGAGGGTGAGACCATAAAAACGACTTTTGAGGCGCTGGCGCTACCCTCCACTAGACTTTGCATTAGACCATCTAGTGATTTCAAGTCGCCTATAAACTCCTCTACTCGGCCCCGCCCCATTGATTCACCATCGCAAATATTCCACCTGAGAGGCATCCAGGGACTGATCTTTTTAGGGGTACTTGAATGTGATCCGTTGACTATCTTTTGATCTATTTCTTGATGCCATTTCCATTGACCATTATCTAGCTTGGCCCATGTATAAACATCAGCATCATCTTTCTTAGCTGATCCTCCTACTGTTCCAAACTTAGGTCCATCTTCCCCAGGGGAATTAGAATCTTCACTACCAGTAAGAGGCTTTTGAAATTCTTTAGGTAGGAGTGATCTATGAATACTCTCTTTAGTAATGATCTCGATACAGGTTCCATCTCCATCGCGATTAATGACATAGCGATCCATTGGAAATAGTTTGAGGTTTTTCTTCCCAGCAAATAACAGTACATTTCCTGTAACTATTAAATGCTTCATAGCCCCATGAAGGATTAC